AATTCAGCCATTTGTGAATCTATTGTAGGAGTTGATTGTTGTCCTCCTAATATGGGATCTGATGCAAAATTCATAATGTATATCTTTTAAGTTGGTGATTATAAAGGAAGGTGCAGGCTCACCTAGTTATAGGGTATTGCCTCTCACCAACCTATTTATTCTTCTTAGTTCTCTTTCTAGAGACCTTAGTCCTATGCACCTGTAGTTGTGGTACTACTGGCACATGAGCAGCCTGAGTAACTGCCATAACCATTTACAACTGGTGTATTTGGTAAAACTAACTGACCTCGAATGCAAGTGCAGGTCTTCTTGTCAGTATAATCCATCAACAACCTATCTTGATAAGGTCTGATAGCCTTCAATACAGCAACTTCCTTGTCAAGTTCATTGAACTTAGCTGCATATTTCTCATTGAGGACATCATAGCTATCTCTTTGATTCTTGTAAAGACCAAAGCCCTGCTGAACCATAGCATCCTTCAACTTAGCATTACTCTCAGTCTGAGACTTATAGAGACTAAACTCTGCCTCCATAGCTCTCCTATTTTCAGAGTTCAATGCTTCTACAAAGCCTTTCCACATAGAGAATTTCTCTGCAACATCAGTCTCCCTCATTGCATAGAATTTATTGGATGTGTCAAGCTTCAAACCAAACATGTCAGTAAGTAGCTTAACCTCATCAGCATTCTCCTTCTCCATTACCTCCAGTGCTGTAGGAGCAGTATTACTAGTACTCATTCCACCATAGGTATTGATGTTTACATTGTCAGGCATACCATTGTTACCAAAGGAACCAAATATACCTCTGCCATTACCCAGGGAAAGTAAACCAAGAGCTGTACCGGCTATGCCCAAGCCTAAGCCTGTGCCAGCAACCCCTTTGGAAGCATACTCATGCTTTCTGTTGTCATCCTCATAAATTTTCTTCTCGATGACTTTCTCATTTGTCATATCCATGATACAATCTTTTAAACAATTAATATTAGATTTATAAATACACAAGTAACCGATTACTGGAGCAAAGATATAACAAAAAAGGCTAAACAACATTAAGTTGCTCAGCCTCTTATAGTAAGTCATTAAATATCAAATATTTCTCTTGAGCAACATAAGTTGCTTTAGTTGCTCAACATCATCATATTTCCATACTAAAGAATGTTGATGAAGTATCTTCTTTCCTCTAGGAAGGACTCCTTTTACTACAATCCTATCCAAAGTAGATGAACTAATACTCAGTTCCCCACACACTTCTTTCTTAGTTAACCATTCCTTTTTGTCTATAGCAGTACCTCTTCTATCTAATTCATACTTAGCAAGATTACTAAAGTAAGTAATATCTGCTTTTGAGCATTCCCCATTACTGATCATTGACTTAAATTTATCCAAAGCACTGCAAAGATATTGTTCTTTAAGCTGCATCATGTTTCTTTCTCCCCATTGCCTTTACTATCTCATCATACTTTTCTTTTCTTGCTTTATTTCCTTTAAATAAATCTGTTATACCTAGTATAAATGAGAAAAACAAGTTCTTAATTATCTTAGGAATATCTGCTTTATGTTTCCACCATAAACCAAGTATCTCCATAGCATATATGCAGAGAGTACAGTATATTAAAATGTAATGAGAGTCAACCATCTCATTAGTGCAAAAGTAAGAACCATAGTACCATCTCTCTACATTAATAAATATAAAGTAAACAAAAGGCACTCTGAATAGATTACATCTTCTAAAGAGATAAGTAGCAGGTAAGAATATAGCTGGTATAACAAGATATATCAAGCTATAAATCCAAGCTATGCATATACTATTAGCCTCTGGATAATCAAGAACCTCATGAGTATTTTGAGAAAACACATAGAATATATACCAATGGGATAACATAATACCAAGAGGTACTATCACTGCACACCATTTGTAAAGTGTCCATATACTTCTTTCTCCTTGAGTGGGCATACTACTTTCTTCCGAGTCTACAAAATCTACCATAGCAATCTGTTTTTAAGTTAATTTTTTATTCTTATTTAAATTAAATGATGCTGCAAATATAATAATTATTCTACTGAAATCCTTCATTTTGAAAATAAATTATAGTTAAACATTATTAATAGTATCAAATTAACAGATTTATTGGTTAAATAAGCACTATATCTTATAATTTGAAACTTTATACTTAACCTAAATAAGAAATATTCATTAAATATGTACGGCAAGGAGACTTGCTATCTGATGGGTGGGTTGATGCAAGCAAGTATGGTTAAGAAAAAGTGAGGCATATTTTATATTCACCTCACTTTTTCTGTTTTATAAAGTCAGCTACTTAGCGGACTACTCTACCTGCTGACCATCAAACTTCGGCTCTTCATACACCAAGCCATGCTCATCAACGTAAGCCTTGGCTTCTGCGTATGTGTCAAACTCTACTGCGGTGGCTGTGTTGGCTGGGAATACCTCAGCGTTGTCACCTTGTTCTGTCAGAGGGAAAAACAT